GTAATGAGACAATTACTTGGTTCACCTGATTATGAAAAAAATAGAGAAAAGTTATTTAAAAAAGCTTTTGGATACTTTGATAAAGGTATCTACACTATGATGAATAATAAGTTTAAAAAGTTATTTGAATCAATAGACAAATTTTTAATCAATAATGATATAAAAAAACTTGTAACAGAAAGCACTACGTTATTAACACCAACTGATGATGGACCACCAACATTTTATAAAGGATTTAGTGATTATAAAAAATTCGCTAAATTATGGATAGATGATATGTATGCTGGTACTGGTTGGGAAGTACTACAGTATATTTTAGGAAAACACGCTGTAAACCCTGACTTTGACTATACATTAAATTATAATGTTGTACCTGCAGTTGCGTATGGTAAAAAACAATCAGGTAATTATGGTACGAGATTTGGTGTTACGAGTCCAATAGATTCATATAAAGACTATATAGAAAATACTGTTTTACATAAATTAGGATATGAAGTAATTAAATGGATGGGTATAACACCTGATGGTAAAAATTATACAGGTGTAGAAGTAGAGACTCCAGTTTTACCAGGTATTGGACATCCAGATGATAATGTAGGAAATACTGAAATAGATAAATTAGATTTAAAAGAAAGAATCAATTTAAATAAAGAGATACAACTTATTATAGAAGGTGGAGCATACGGTCATATGAATCACCCATTTGATGACAAAAATATTACATTTTCAGATTTAAAACAGATAATTATTAATGGGCTAGGTGGAAAGTTAAATAGAGAAGATGGGGTTACAGAAAAACTTGACGGTCAAAATCTAATGATTTCGTGGGTAAATGGTAAATTGGTTACAGCAAGAAACAAAGGACAATTAAAAAACTTCGGTTCATCAGCTATGGACATCAAAGGTGTAGCTTCTAAGTTTGCAGGTAGAGGTGACATAAAAGATGCTTTTGTTTTCGCAATGAAAGATTTAAATAAATCTATAGGTTCTTTATCTGATAAACAAAAAGAAAAAATATTTGGTAACGGTAAACGTTGGATGAATTTAGAAGTTATGTATCCAAAGTCTGCTAATGTTATAGACTATGATAAGGCACAAATAGTATTTCACGGTACATTAGAATATAATGAAAGTGGTACTGCAATAGGTCAACCAAAAGATTCAGCTCGTATGTTAGCTGGTATGATTAAACAAGTTAATCAAAATGTACAAAAAAATTATACAATTGGTAAACCACAATTTTTAACAGTGCCTAAAGTACAAGATTTTAGTAAAAAGAAAAAAACATATTTGAGTAGATTAAATAAATTACAAAAACAATATAAGTTAAAAGACAATGATGAGTTAGCTATGTATCATCAATCATTTTGGGAAGAGTTTATTTTTAATGCTTCAAAGCAGTATAATTATAAGATACCAAATAAAGTTTTAGTCAACTTAACTAAAAGGTGGGCGTTCTTCAATAAGTCATACAAGATACCAACAATAAAAAAAGACATAGATAATGAAAAGTTTTTAGATTGGGTATTATCATTTGATAAAAATGACCATCAAAAATGGGTTAAACAAAATATGAAACCATTTGAAGTTTTATTTTTTGATGTTGGAGCTGAGATATTAAAAAACATAAGTGGTTACTTAGCTGCTTCACCAGATAAGGCAGTACAAAAAATAAGAAAAGATGTAATTAACGCAATCAAAACTGTTAAAAGTGGTGGTGATGTAAAGAAAATACAAACGTTAAAATTACAGTTAGATAAATTAAATAAAATCGGTGGACTAAAAGCTATAGTACCATCAGAAGGAATAGTATTTAAGTACAAAGGAAAAACATATAAGTTTACTGGAGCGTTTGCACCAGTTAATCAAATATTAGGTTTATTAAATTTTTAGGAGTTATAATGGCAAGAAGTAGAGATAGTGTACGAGAAAATAAAGCTATGCAAACAATCTTACGAGGTGAAACACCAGAGAAAAGAGTAATGGTTGGTTACGAAGCTAAGAAAGATTTAAATCAAGGTGATAAGATAGATAAACTATCTGATATTATGAAAGAAGCTAGGATGCCTTGGTTTTGTCCTGAATGTAAAAAGACAATGAAAAAACGTTTAGATGATAAAATGTGGTTTCTATATGGACATTGTTTTGATTGTCAAGTTAATATTGAACATAAAATGAGAATAGAAGGTACGTATGACGGTTGGGCTTCACAAAAAGCAGTGTCAAATAAACTTTCTTGGATTCAAGACCAAAAAGAAAAACTTATTGAATTTAAAAATCAAAAACAACCAGAATTTCATAATCAAGTAGCTGCCGATGGGTATTCAGTTGATAAAGAAAAATGGAATGTAGATTTTAAAAAATTAAAAGAACAAGCAGATGAAGCTTTAAATCATCTACAAAAATTAGAAGATTCTTTAACATAGAATATTTATATATATAGATAATATTATTTAGGAGATAAAAATGGCAACAATAACAACTGATGAATATGGTAGTCAAGTAGAAGGAGCTAACAAAAGAACTAATGTATCAAGTCGTAAGGCGTCAACACATAAAGAAGATGCAAAGTTTAGTAAAGTTAAAAGTCAAACATCTGGCTCAACCTTCTATACCGGTTCGTTAGCTGGTTCAAGTGGATTTATAGTACAAGAGGCAGCTGCTGGTGAAATGTTTATTACACCTGTAGACGGAGACTCTATAGACGCTTCAGCTTTTACATTAAAAACATTATATGAAATTGGTGTAAAACAAGTAAGTGGTAGTGGTGGAATTGTACACGTAGTTTATTAATATGAACCGAAATTCACAAGGACAGCTTAAAGATGTAATTAAACAAGAGTATGTAAAATGTGCAGCAGACCCTATATACTTTTTAAAAAAATATTGTTTAATACAACATCCGATAAAAGGTAAAATACCTTTTCAATTATATGATTTTCAAGAAAAAACAGTTGAAGATTTTGTACAACATAGATTCAATATAATTTTAAAGGCAAGACAGTTAGGTATATCTACACTAACTGCTGGATACTCTTTATGGATGATGACATTTCATTTAGATAAAAACATCTTGGTAATTGCAACGAAACAAGAAGTAGCAAAGAACTTAGTAACAAAAGTTCGTGTGATGCATGCTAACTTACCAAAGTGGTTAAAGCAACCTTGTGTTGAAGATAACAAATTAAGTTTGAGATACAAAAATGGTTCTCAAATAAAAGCTGTATCAAGTGGTGAAGATAGTGGTCGTTCAGAAGCATTATCATTATTAATACTTGATGAGGCAGCGTTTATTGAGAAGATTGATACAATATGGGCAGCAGCGTCTCAGACGTTATCAACTGGTGGTCAATGTATAGCATTATCTACACCGAATGGTGTTGGTAATTGGTTTCATAAAACTTGGATGGATGCAGAAGACGGATTGAATGATTTTAATTTTATGAAACTTTTTTGGACAGTACATCCTGATAGAGGTCAAGAATGGAGAGATGAACAAGATGCATTGTTAGGTCCTTCATTAGCAGCTCAAGAATGTGACTGTGATTTTATTACCTCTGGTCAAAGTGTAGTTGATGGTATTATTTTAGAAGAATATAGAACATCACAAGTTAAAGAACCAATAGAAAAACGTGGTATTGATTCAAATATTTGGGTTTGGGAATCACCTAATTATACACGAGATTATATAGTGTGTGCTGACGTTAGTAGAGGTGATTCAACAGATTATTCAGCGTTTCACGTTATTGATATTGAAAACGTAGAACAAGTAGCTGAATATAAAGGTAGAATATCTACAAGAGATTATGGTAATATGTTAGTCAATATCGCAACTGAGTATAACAACGCATTACTCGTTATTGAGAATAACAATATTGGTTGGGCTACAATACAACAAGTAATTGACAGAGGGTATGATAATTTATTTTATATGAGTAAAGATTTACAATATGTAGATACACATAAACAGATTAATAATAAAATTAATCGATTAGAAAAACAAGTGATACCTGGATTTACATTAACACAAAAAACAAGACCACTTGTTATAGCAAAATTAGAAGAATTTTTTAGAGAAAAATTATCTGTAGTACATTCTCAGCGATTAATTGATGAGTTGTTTGTATTTATATATAATGGGAGTAGGGCAGAAGCTATGAGAGGCTACAATGACGACTTAGTAATGTCTTATGCAATGGGACTATGGATAAGAGATACCGCTTTAAGATTAAGAGCGGAAGGTATAGAATTACAAAAACAAGCTGTAAGTAGCATTAATTCTAATCAAGGTGCTTACACAGCTAATGACACGGAACAAAGTTCTTGGGTCATGGATGTAAATAAAAAACGAGAATCATTAGAATGGTTAATTAACTAAAGAGGTAAAAATGGCCGACACAACATTATTTGGTAGATTAAGAAGATTATTTTCTACAAACGTAGTTGTTAGAAACGTTGGTGGTAAAAAACTAAAAGTTTCTGATACAAGTCGTACACAATCTGTCGCACATAACAATCTTATTGATAGGTATCAAAAATTATTCACTAACTCAGGTCTTAGTGGTTATTCAGATTCACTATTGACAAAAACAATGAGATTAAATCTATTTAAAGATTATGAAAATATGGACAACGACCCAATCGTATCATCAGCACTTGATATTTACGCAGATGAATCTACTATGAAATCAGAATACGGTGATGTACTAACTATAAAAACTGATAACGACCAAATCAAACAAATACTACACAACTTGTATTATGATATTATCAATATCGAATTTAATTTATGGCCTTGGGTTCGTAATATGTGTAAGTATGGAGATTTCTTTTTGAAATTAGACATAAATGAAAAATATGGTATCACAAATGTAATACCTATGTCTGTATATGATGTTTCAAGAATTGAAGGTTTAGACCTAGAGAATCCAGAGTATGTAAAGTATGTTATAGAATCAGCAACTAATGAACATAGATATAAAGCAACTGAAAAATCTGCTCATAGAGAAGAGTTAGAAAACTATGAAGTAGCTCACTTTAGATTACTTTCAGATTCTAATTATTTACCTTATGGTAAATCACAAGTTGAAGGTGGTCGTAAGATTTGGAAACAACTTTCACTTATGGAAGATGCTATGTTAATTCATAGAATTATGAGAGCACCTGAAAAAAGAGTATTTAAGATTGACATTGGTAATATACCACCATCAGAAGTTGACAATTATATGCAACAAATCGTAAATAAAATGAAAAAGGCTCCTGTTGATGAGAATACAGGTGATTATAATTTAAAATACAATATGCAAAACATTACAGAAGATTTCTTTATGCCAGTTCGAGGTGGAGATAGTGGTACAAGTATAGAGTCGTTACCAGGTTTAACATATGAGGCTACAGAAGATATTGAATATCTAAAGAATAAATTACTAGCTTCGTTAAGAATACCAAAAGCATTCTTAGGATATGAAGAACAAGTAGGTAGTAAAGCAACACTTGCAGCAGAAGATGTAAGATTTGCAAGAACGATTGAAAGAATACAAAGAATCACAATATCAGAATTAACAAAAATTGGAATAGTTCATTTATTTGCACAAGGTTATCAAGATGCTGACTTAGTTAATTTTGAATTAGATTTAACTAACCCATCTACAATCTATGAACAAGAAAAGATTGAGTTATGGGGAAATAAAACAACTCTAGCAAGAGATATGTTAGGTGATGGTTTAGTATCTTCAGAATGGATATATAAAAACATATTTGAGTTTACTGATGAACAAATAAAACAAGAAGATGATAAAATTGTTTTCGATTACAAACAAAAGTTTAGACGTTCACAAATAGAAAACGAAGGTAATGACCCAGCTAAATCTGGTGAATCACAAGGAACACCTTCAGATATGGCTATGGGTAGAACAGGTCACGAATTAGATGATAAAGGTGGTTCACCAGAAGGTGGATTTGAAGGAGCAGGTAGACCTAAAGAAATCCCACATCACGGTAAAGATGGAAGTGCAAGAGGTAGAGACCCACTTGGAGCTCACGATATGAAAAAAGGTGGTAGTAGTTCACCTAAATATGGTAAACCATTAGCACTAGCACATTTTGATAAAATAAAAAAATCAATGGAAATTAACAAAAAAGAAGTAAAAATAATAAGTGAAACATCTGAAGTTGAAAAAGAATACAAGAATGAGGTAAGTTCTTTAACTAAAGATGCTTGAAATGAATAATTATTAGTTAACTTTATATTTATTTATGAGTAAATATATTTAAGTATTGGAGTATTTCGTAATGGCTCGAAAATTAAAACATTCAAAAATAAAAAACACAAGTATTTTGTTTGAATTGTTGACAAGACAAATAACTGCTGACGTTTTAGCAGGTAAAAGCACAAAATCAGTTAAAATTGTAAAACAATATTTTAACGAAGATACAGAATTGGGTAAAGAACTCCAATTATACAAACTTCTATCAGAAAAACACTATGAATCTGAAAATAGAGCACAAGATTTAATGAGTATTGTATTAAAATCAAGACAAAAACTAAGTAATTCTAAACTTCGTAATGAAAAATACAATTTAATCAAAGAAATTAAAGAAAATTACAATTCTGATGATTTTTTCAACGGTCGTATCTCAAATTATAAATTATTAGCTTCAATTTATAATACATTTCAAGCAGAGACTATAGATGAAACATTTAATCCAGAACAAACTGTTAATGCTAAGTTCACTATCTTAGAACATATCACAAGTAAAAAAATTAGTTCTAAAGAAGCTAAAGCACACGTGTTAAAAGAGTATAATAAAAAAGATAAAGATTTAAGATTGCTTGCTTATCAAATACTTGTTGATAAATTTAACACAAAGTATAAAACATTAAATGAATCACAACGAAATTTGTTAAAAAATTATATCAATAACGTAAGTAATACAAATTCTTTAAAAGAATTCGTTAATACAGAATCATCTAAGATAAAAAAACAGTTAACTAAAGAATTACCACAAGTTAATGATAAAATTACAAAAATCAAATTAACAGAAGCAGTTAATCAGATTGATAATTTAACCACCGGAAAAGTAGTTAAAGAAAAACAAGTTCTAACGCTAATGAGATATTATGAATTAGTTAAGGAGATAAAAAATGTCCACAAAAGTTAAACTTGAAACTTTAAAAAAATATATCAAAGAATTAATTAAACAAGAATTAGATGAAGCCTCTATGACAGGGGCACTTGACGGCGGTGAAGGTCCACCAAAAACACCATACGCTTTTACAGGTAAACGTAAAAAAGATAAAAAGAAAAAAGATGATATTGTGAAAGCAGGAGGTTACTCTAAAGTATCTGAGGCTAAATTTCACGTAAAAACTGAAATGGGTAGTGTTATAGTTGATGCTAGTGGTCAAGGTGAAGCTATGATGAAAGTGGCCAAAGCTTTAAAAAAAGGTCGTAAAGGTGTAATAAGTGTTAACAGAGTTGGTGTTTCTCAAGCAAAACAAGTTGATAAGAAACTTGAGAATGTAAATGAAGGTAGATACCACGATTACAGAAATGATGAATCTTTATCACCAAAACAAAAAATTGGACACTCAATGAGAGAGGTTCGAGATAAATTAAACGAGTTAGATAAACTTGTTAAAATGAATGTGAGATTAAAAAATGAAATAGGAGTTGATTCTACATCCTATTGGAAACGAACTCACAGTGCTATGAAAAAAATTAGTGAAAGGTTAGTAAAACTAGCGAATAAAGTCGGTCAACTTTACTAATCTTATTATGAAACCATCTTGGGATAAAGATGGACTTACCTTTTTAGGCAGATTGTTAAGTCTATCTAATTTAAAAAAACGTTGGCTCATCGAAGAAACTAAAGTTAAAGGTGAAGAACCGAATAAAGTAGAAACTATTTATTTTATAGATAAGTGGATAAAAAAACTACAAGATTTGAAAAATGAAATAATTAAAACACGGAGTTAAATGTGAAGAACTTAATAGTAGATTACTTACCATTTGAAATAAAACCAGAACAGATTAACGAATCCATTAAAGAAAACGATGGGAAGTTAATTGTTCGTGGTGTACTTCAACGTGCAGAAGCTAAAAATCAAAATGGTAGAGTTTACCCTCGTGAGATTTTACAACGTGAAGCTAAAAAGTACACAAAAGAATTTATATCACAAAGAAGAGCTATGGGAGAACTCGACCATCCAGAGAGTTCAGTAGTTAATTTACAAAATGTATCCCATAATATTAAAGAGATGAACTGGGAAGGTAATAATTTATTAGGTACTGTTGAAGTGTTAGGCACACCAGCAGGAAATATATTAAAAGAATTATTTAAAGCAGGTATAAAATTAGGTATTTCTTCAAGAGGTATGGGGTCAGTTGAAACTGTAACAGAAGATACTGGTGACCAGGTTACTCAAGTACAACCTGACTTTGAACTTATAGCATTTGATTTTGTAAGTAATCCATCTACACACGGAGCATTTATGCATCCAATGAATGAATCAGTCGATAAAAATTTACCAGCTGGTAGAACTTGTGGTGAGTATTGTAAAGTTGAATCTATCATTAATGATATAATGAGAGGTTAACAATGATAAAAAGTTTTGCCACTAAGTGGAAAGATTACATATTAGGTGAGGCGATAGAACAAGAAACTAATATTTCATTTGAAATGATTGGTAAAGATTATATTAGTGTTAAAGGTAGAAAAATTACAGCAAAGTTAAAATTTAGTGGTAGTGATTTGAAAGATGTGATAGAAGGTAAAAAGAAAAAAGGTAAAGTAGTACTTGCATCAGTCACTATAAAATAGGAAAAAAAATGATTAAACTAAAACATTTAGTTAGTGAGAGTGTATGGGACAGAAAGTTCGGTGAACCATTACCTACTTTAACTGATGTGATGAATAAAAAAGATTGTGATTGTGGAGATGTTTGTTGCACTGTAACTGAAGGTCCAGATGAACAGAGACCAGCTGACCAAGAAGTACAACGAATTGTAAAGGCAGAAGCAAAATTACGTGAAAGAATGTTGAAATTAGAACAAATTTTTCTTAGAGATGCAAGACCTGAAAACGTAAAGATAGCAAAAGATATTAAAAAAGTATACAAAGATACTGTTACTAAGTTTATGAGAGAAATGATAAAACTTAGAAAGAAAATGAAATAATGCCTGCAACTTCTAAAGCTCAACAAAAATTTATGGGTATTGTTCACGGTCTTCAAAAAGGTACTATAAAACCTTCAGATGTATCAGGAGCAGCAAAGAAAGTTGCAAAGACAATGAAAAAGAAATCAGCTAAAGATTTTGCTAAAACAAAACATAAAGGTCTACCTAACAAGGTAAGAAGTGAAAATATGAATGAAGACGGACATACAGACGTAGCCTCAATAGAGAGAAAACTCAAGTTAATAATACAAGACTCAGTAGATACTATTAAAAAACTACGTTCAATGTCCAATGAAGATTCCTTACCAAGTTGGTGGACTGATAAGATTACTTTAGCAAAAGATTATGTTAGTAAGTCTCGTGATTATATTATGAATCCAGCCGAGTCAGTAGATGAAGCCACATCTTTAGGAGCTGATATGCTTTTAGGTGGTATAGCAACTGTAATTAAAAAGGCTGGTATGAGACCTAAGACAGCTAAAATGATGGGTGGAGGATTTAAAGTCAGTAAAAGAGATAAGGTTGGATTTAAAATTGATGTTGAGATTCGTGGTATGGATAAAAAGAAAACATTCCCACTACAATTTGAAACTGAAAGAGGTATGTTATATGTAGTTATTAAAAACAAACCAATCAAATTAGGTAAATACACAATGGTTACACAAGCAGCTCAAAACCTAAAAAAAGTAGGAGCGGCTTTGATTGGTGATAAAGACGTTAAAAGGATAGCATAATGATTAAATTAAAAAACATATTAAAAGAATCAAAAGTTTCATATCTTGTAACAGAAGCTTTCAAAAGTAGTATTTTAAGAAAGATGACAAACAACTTTACAGGATTAGATAAAGACTTTTTTAGCTTTACTGCAAAGTATGGTGTTGAGTGGAATAAAATAACAGATAGTCAATTAACAATGAATAGAACACCAAAGAAAAAAGGTATTGAATTTGCAGTCACAACTAAAAAAGTATCATTAGAACCAGGTGGTAGATACAGTAGATGGAATAGTGATATAGAGGTTGATAAAGCGGTGGATAACCAGTTAAATTGGTATGTAATGGAACCTAATCACATGGACTTATCATTAATAGTTGAGAATATGTTTGGCAATATATCAGAGCAGGCTATTGAAAAAATGAAAGCAGGCACTATCAAACTTGTATTGTATTATGCCTATGAAGCCTTTCCATTAAATCAAGTTAACTGGATGAATACTGTTGAAAGAAGTCTGGGCTGGCTAGGTATCCCACCTGAAAGTGTTATCTTTATATTCGGTGATCAAAACTTGGGTGCCAACATGGAGCATCTATCAACACAACCAAACTTCTACAATTGGCATTTTGGTAATGCTTTTGTGTTTGATCACTTTGGTTGGGAGTTTTCAGATTACTGTAAAAATCTTGTAGGTAAATTTGGTACTGATGAATTAGTTGTACCCATACCAGCAACAAGAGATAACAAAAGAAATAAAAAGTTCTTGTGTTTGAATGGTGGAGGCAGGCCACATCGTAAATGGCTAATGACAGAATTAAAAAGAAATAATCTATTAGAAGAAGGTTACGTAAGTTATCTAAACAAGTTTGATATTCCTTATCAACCAGAAGAGTTTGTTTGGTATCCAACTGT